TAGGCATAGCCTCGCCACCCGTAGGAATTCCCTCCATACCTGTAGCCACCTCAGGTGGCAAACCTTCCATGCCCATCTGCTCTGGAGGCATCTGCTCCTGCCCAGGCATCATCTGTGGTTGAGGTGGAGCCAAAAACGCTTCAGGCGTTTTAACCCCAAAACCATACTGCAACACGTGACGAGCCAAAACAGTCATATCCACAATACCAGCCGAAGCAAACGGCACCATGGCATCAACAAGTTGCAATGCCATCTGGCGACGGAACGACTCATTTACAGGCTGGGTAGATCCACCCTCAACTTCAAAATCAAACTCGCCAGCAATATAATCACGATCAAACGTAACCCACATAGGCATAGCCTGTGAACCAACAACACGAGCAACCTGCTCACCTGTCATATACTGTTGAGCCAAAGCAACAAGACGTTTAGCAACCTGACCAATAGCCAACTCAATAATAGCCAACTTCTCAGAAGAACGAGCATTTGAAGCGTCCTGCATAATAGCCGCTTCTGTCGCAGTACGACGAATCTCAGGCATACCACCACGCATATACTCAGACACACCAGTCACAGTATCAATATCGCTCGAGATAAGCTGCGACTGATTATAGAATTCTGGTGGGTTAATTACTGCTGGCATTGGTGCGATAACCGCCCCTAGCGGTTCGTCGCCCACAACGGGAACAAGAACGTTATCGTCTTGGGACTGCAAAGCATTACGTCCATCAGGATCAAAAGCAGATTCTTTAAACAACCACTTACGTGAAAAACGCTTACGATGATTCATCATCTGTGTACGCGTTTCATTCAGTTCGTGCTGTAATGGTTCAATTGCTTCAAGTTCACCAATAGGATAAAAATACTCTGGCACATCATAGTTGCGAATCATCACAAAAGGATGACCAAAAGCATAAGGCATTTGAATCGGGTTTACTAAGAAACTGTCGGAACCATCAGCGAAGACAGAGAGGGTTCCCTTTAGGATGTCATAGAATTCCCAAATCTCCACATAACCATCTTCAGGATTACGTGAACGGCGTGGCTTGTCACCTTCAGTGCTCCACTTAGAATACTGTGCAGGTTGCACTTCACTACGTGCAGACTTATTGTAACGTTTGTCTGCTTTAACTTCTTTCAGTGGGCGCTTGATACGATGCGCAATCCAGCGCATCTCACGTTCACATGTTGCATCTGGATCAACAAATACATCAAATGGTGAAACACGTTCAATAAATGGTCGATCTTCCAAAACAACAAGTTCTGTTTCTACAGCCATGTCTGCAACAGAAGCCGTAGCTTCTTCTTCCATATCCAAAGAAAGCATACCCTCCATTGCTGGTGCTGCTTCTTCTTCTGATCTTTCTACTTCGCGTTCTTCTTCAACATACTTGTAGCCAACTTTAATCCAACCATGCCCAATGATCAACATGTCTTTGACAGCTAGACGAAACTCTGGTTGGCATTCGTAATGACGCCACCAATAGTTAACCACAGCTTCAGTAATGGTTGCACGATCTGCATCTTCTTCTCGACGTGCGGAGACAGTAACTTTTGGATGGTTAACTGATACGCTGGGCCAGATAACGTTAATTGTGGCAAATGCGCGGTTGATCAGCATTCTGTCTTCGTCAGAGTATTCATCAAAGTGACGTCCACGATACAGTTCAACCATGCGACGCCATAGGTCGTCTAGCTCTTCTTCACGTCGCCATTTTTTTGAATGTGTAATATTCTTGCGATACTTCGAAAGAATATCACGATTAGAAGCACGAGCCATTAGAATCCTTCAGTAGAATCAATATATGCTTCAACAGCACGATACACCCAGTTAACCACAGCAGCAATACCAGCCGACAATGCAACCTTCCAGGTTTCAACATTCAATACAGCAGAACCAATAGGTGAACTTAGTGCACCAAAAACAAAAGTAGCAACTGCTCGCTTAATAGCATCCTTATAGGTCATTTGTCATCCTTTCCTAGATGCCAATAAATATGATCCTTCAACTCACCTTTAACTTCTTTAACATCTTCACGAATCTCGTGCAACACAGTCATATTAGCTGCGTGCTGTTGCGTGTTGCGTCTATCAAACTTTGCCAATCCCCACATCAAAGGGCCGCCGATAACGGCTACGACAATAGGGACCCACCACATCTCAGATCACACCCACCGCGTTCCGACTGGTTCTGGATTCAAACCAGCAGCTTTAGCTTCAGCAACAGCTTTGCGTTGCTTCTCACCAATTGTGTCACCATGAAAGTTTTCTTGACCATGCGCAAAACCAATACGAATACCACGAACATGGCAGCGAAAGCAGACCTCACCCCTGCGAGGTAATACTTCTACTTCTGTGGGGTTACCACAAGTGTTACAATTAAACAAAATTCCCATATAATACTGCACTAACCGTTACGGACGGACGTTAAATGACCCAATTGCTGTGCGTTCTGGTCCAGAATCATGCTTAAACTGGTCAAACCAAGCCAAAGAAAACTTAGGTGGCGACAAACTGACCTGATATTCTGGCTGCCACACATAATGCAGCATTTGGTTGGCAATAGCCAACGACATTACACGGTCGTCATGGGGAGAACCATGCATCTTGCCACTGGATTCACGAACAAATGTACGCAACTCAGCCAATGTACGTTCACATGGGATATATAGATCACCATTACGTATAGCTCCAGCCAACTCGTCAATAGCCAAAGGCTTAGAAGCAGACGTGGTACGCCAACCCAAGATCTCTGTAGCCTGTGGATTACGTTGAGCCAATCTACGTTGACGATATAAATTGCGATATCCTGCTCGTTGCAACGCCTTCAGCGTTGTCAACCCATGGTTGTTAGATTCAACAGCCAATAGGCTAGTATTGAAATACCAACCCAAAACAGGCAAAACTTCAGCCCCGAAAATATCGGGGTCAACATGTCCATGCCAGTGCGCCACAACCTCTTCTGTCGTAGCATCAATAACATGCGCCGAACTATAGTCACCATGACCTAACCCTTCTGCTACGTCAGCACCAATACAATACACATGAGTCAAATCTGGAAACTGCCAGATTGACAAAGGTCCACCATCCTCACGGAACTCCATGTTCTTTTGTGAATACTCATGAAGATGTCCACGCCTAGGTTCTGCTATCTGGATTGCCCTGATAACCTCCAGATCGAACACAGGGCGACCAGAACGAATAAAAGCCTCATCGGGGTCGGACGGATATTCCTGAGCTAACTGCCAGTCAGGCAGTTCGCGTTTCTTAACCTCATACCAAGCTTCGTCACGATCACCAGCAGACCAGGGAAAGAACACGGATTTAAAACTATTGGCACCCGTATTAGATCCAACCCACAAGCGATGAAAGATATTGCCTTCGCCGTTGGCGGTGCTAAGACAAATGATGCGACCACCTACGTCAGCAATAGGTTCAATAGAGGCCCATGCTTCCTCACTGTTGGGCAAGAAGGCCATCTCGTCAATAACCACACGATACACGGATTCACCACGAGCAGGGTCATTACCACTAGGTAAAGACTCGATAGCTGACTCGTTAGCAAACGTAACCTTCAACTGGTTATCACTAACCAGGCTGGGTCCACGATGCTTCAACCATGCAGGCAGCATCTTGTAACCATACTTAGATTTTTGAAGCAGTTTAGCTGCTTCTCGTTCCGTACGAGAAAGCATGACCACAAAACGATCCTGCCAAAAGAATGTTTCCCAAAATACAAAAGCAGCAGCCAAAGTGGAAAACCCAATCTGACGGGCTTTCAACACGATAGTGTTACGATTCTCTATCCATGCTTTGGCTGTCTCCACTTGGGCTTCACGCATCTCAAATAGTATTCTGCCTCGTTCTGGGTGACGGATATACCAATAGGTGGAACAGAAATACGCAAAGGCTTCCGCAAGATCTTCTGGGGTTGCGTTCTCTGGGCCACGACATCTACGCCATTCTTTTTCATTTATAAGTTCGTTCAGATCCATTATCGTTCCTAGGCATCTTCAGTATGGGTCGCTCACCAGAATCACAAAAAGGGCAACCAGGCCACGAACGAGGATACTCCTCGCCGCAACGTTCACACTCCTCAAGATCCACTACACAACCTTAAACTGACGCAACGTGCGTTCCTGCGCTGCTGTCGCAGCAATCAAAGCATCCAACTCAGCATCAGACAATTCCCGACTAGACTGCTTAGAATTAACTTCGATGGTGGGGGGAGACATGCGATTAGTTGCCTGCAAATATAAAGACGCAGCCTTAGTATCCCCATCCAGGGCTTTAGCATAGAGGCTGTCTAGCAGGCGCTGCGTGCGCTCAGGAGATCCCTGAATCGTCTCAACGCGTTTCTCCCACTCCGCACGAAAAGTAGGCTTAGCCTCCCACCGTCGAAGAGTCTTAACATTGACACCAATAAGCTCAGCAAACTTCGTTTTGGTGGATGGTTCACGCTCCGAAGGAGCGGTACATAACCAATCCAAATACTGTGACTGCTCAGATGATAAAACAAATTCTTCCATACAACATGTCCCTTTCGTTACACCGAGAACCGTTTGTAACGGTTGGGGGGGACTATAGGGGGGGAATGGTAACATGTACCCTGAGTGCTGAGACAGCCAGTCGAAGCACGCAAGTTATGACTGGAAGGAGTCAATATGCCAAAGGTTGGAAAGAAGAAATTTCCCTATACCAAAGTTGGGGTAGCAGCCGCTAATCTAGCTGCCGCTAAGTCAGGTAAGAAGGTTACTAACGTTGCCAAAGTGAAAGCTGGTTACGCTGACAAGATGCAGTCTGCTTATAATGCTGCAAAGAAAACACCAAAGCCAATGCCTAAGGCTCCAAAAAACTTGGAGCGTATGCCGCGAATTAAAACACGTGGCAAGTAAATCAGGTTACAGCAACCCAGGGTTACGCAGCAGAATAGTGTCACAGGTTAAAGCCTCCTCCAAAGGAGGCAAACCTGGGCAGTGGTCTGCACGTAAAGCACAGCTAGCTGCACAGCAATACAAGAAAGCTGGGGGCGGGTACACAGGCAGTAAAACATCTGCCCAGAAATCTTTGTCTAAATGGACTAAAGAAGAATGGGGAACCCGATCAGGGAAACCTAGCACGCAAGGTGGCAAAGCCACAGGTGAACGCTATTTAC